ACTTCAATACGACACATTGTATCTTTAGGTCTGCCAGTTGTCCCTTGTCGATGAGTTCTCTTGTCGATGTTACATTGGTCACAGGTCCAAATAGACCCTCTAACACCAACTTATGAACCTTACTATCATCTAGTGTACCAGTCGTACCAATCCTAAAGTTAGCATTGACTAGGTTACCCATAATCTTTTGTAACTCTTTTGATTTGTAGAGATGGGCCTCATCTCCTATCACACAATCAAATTTCTCAAACCATTTCTTGTCGAATGTTGATAGTGATTGCCACGTGGATACAACGACAGGTTTAGCCTCATCAATATCATAACCATAATACTTCCTCTGTACATGTGCCTCAGCGTCCCAACTGTAATCGATGAAGTCTTTATACATTTGTTCTACCAGAGATGTTGTTGGAACCACCAATAGACTTTTCTTGCCAAGTGTTGTCATCATTCTTATTATGCAATAGATGATTAATGACTTACCAGAAGCGGTAGGTGATAGTAGAATACATCTTCTATGGTTGATAGCGTGACTAAATGCGTCCAGTTGATAATCTCTAATTTTGAGGGTTTTCGTCAAAATCGTGTCAACAAACTTGGAAAAATCGTCTCTAGGAACGCTACCACCGCTGTTTAAGCCTTCCGGTAGTATGATTGTATGGCTGTTTTTTTCGCAAAAATGCTGTACATACGGCACTAGCCCTCTATATAACTTGCCAGTCGCCTTACTGTATAATCGTATCTTACCATCCCATCTCTTTGCCCTAACTGATGGCATGAAACTGGCTCCTGGTACCTGAAACGTAAAGAAATCTGATAGGTCTTGGAGTAACCCAAGATCCTCTGACTTACACTTGACGTATGCCTGATTAAAGATTTCTATTTGTAATTCGCTCATCTAGTTCTTCATAACTAATATTCGTCCAGTTGTCTCTTTCCTCTAAATCATCTATTGGTTGCCCAACGTGTATGAACTCGTGGTTCTCATATCTGTTCAATAATCTCTTAGTATGATATATCCAGTTCTGAGGATCAATTGCGGCTGCCTTCTCCCCAACATAACCCTTGGTGCCTTTATACACATTATTCACAGTTGATAACTTTGAATAGTAATCATAACCTATGAGGTATATCTTCTTATCCACATCTGCGGCCATCATGGCAATCAATATGCCTGCGTTCGTCTTCTCATTGGCATACTTACCAAGACCCATCACCTTGTCTTTCTTCTTCAACCATGTTATGAGATATCCCTCTTGGTCTTCACTCAGATATAACTTGAAGTCATCTTCCTTCCAATCTTTTCTCTCTTCCCTCATCTTCTTCATTAGGTCTTTATTGTTCGCCCAACAAACAAAATATTTTTTCTTCTCACCCTTCCATGCCCACTCATCAACATAATCAGATACATCTTCTATATCTTGTCCTATGAACTTGGCTATCGTCTCTGGTTCGAATAGTTTGGGGTGTAGGGTGTGTGGGTTCTTCTCCCATGATTTCAGATATACTGGATTCTCAAAGGCATATCCACTCCTATAAATCTCGTGGCATATGTTGTAATCCATCGCCAACAATACATCAGGTGTAAAATCTCTGTATAGACCATTACAACCATATATCTTACCAAAGTCTTTCAACCTATGTAGGTCTAAGTCTTTTCTGCTCTCACCATTACCTATACAAAATAACATTATCTTTCTCCTTCAATACGTCTGGCATAGATCCATGTTGGACATATGTCAGTTGTGGAAACAATTCAAAAGTATCCACAAAACTATGTGTCATACCAAAACGACCACCTTCGTGGTAACATGATGTATTAGAGTATATATTCGTCTTGTCAAAGTCGAATCCAACCATGTGTATCTCAACACCACCATGTTTCTTATCACCCAGGTATTTCATAGCGTTGTGACTTGCCTGTCGTAGTGCCATCGTACCCGTGTCTGTGAAATCCTCATTCTTAAACCATCTCTGATGTGACCATAGAGAGATGTGGTTCTGTATTGGTCTGAACTCACTATCGTTTCTCCAATACGTCTGAACACTTACCCGTCTGTCTTTCCACGCACCACTTCGATAAATCTCAAAGGTTATTGGTTTATCTTTTGAGAACAGGTAGTCTGTCCAGTAATCTCTGTATATCGCATTACAACCATACCTGACACCTTTTAGTTTATCTATATCAACATCTTTCCTACTAACACCATTACCAATGACCCAATGTATCAACACTAGAAATCACCACCTGTAAATTTCTTCCACTCTATGGCGTTCTTAATCTGGAATGTGCGATTGTTAATCTGTTTGAGTGTGTCCTCACAGAATTTACATATCTGTTTTAGATACTCTATCTTTTGTCTCTGTTTGATGATGAGGTCGTCAGCGTCAATAAACTTATCCACATCTTGTCGTAACACTTTCAGTTGAAAGTCTTGGTCTTTGTATTCTTCTGGGTCTGCCTTACCAGTGAAGAATAACCACTTCTTAACATGTAGTTTAGAGTAGTCACCTTCTTCCTTCTTCAACATAAGGGCATATGTCGAATATATCTTTAGGTATTTACTGTGTAGTGTTGGTGTAGATAAGGACTCAATGTCTAGTTGGGTTTCATCTATCGCCAGGTCTTTAGACGCCTGGTCTTGTAATTCTTCTAGGGTCATAGTATCTCATAATTATAATGTGGTGTAAGTATGGATTTTATATCCAAAAGTTACACTCGCGGTTAGGTATTCAACGTCAGTTAGGTTTTGGTTATAATCTAAGGCACTCAATGCTTTAGGATATATATCTTGGTAGTTTATCTCCATTACAGGGATATTCCTACTCGACAGGACAATCAACTTACCATCTGAGAATATCGCACCGTCTGGTGTCATCTTAGTTGGTCTGCCCGCATCTGTGGAAGATGTTTGAGTTGATAATGGCATTCTATCACCACCATCAGTAACTAATGCTCTATACTTCTCGTCACTATCCACCTGTGCCAACCCTGCCATCCAATCGTGTATCTGTTGATATGTCTCTAAATTTTCATCAACGATAAACGTTATCGTCAAATCTTCGAAGGTCAAATCATTACCAGGTATCTTCAATTGTTGTAATCTCGTTGGTTGTGTCAACTCTGTTAGAGATACACCCGGTATGTTGGCCTGTATAGTATTATACTCCACCTTAGGAATCTTAACACATTGGAACCTAAACTTGGTAGGATCCGCATAGTCCAGATTATTGGGTTGTTTTGAGGCTAAACTTGCTTCTGTCATACTACTATTTATGCTTGCGGTCTCTTATCTTTCGCCTCTTCATCTTCCCATGTCAAATAAGATACCACATCCACCATGTTACAGGACATTATGATACGTTCCTCGTCTGTCTTATTTGGTGTCGTATAGTGATTGATGAAAGCAGGGAACCATATCCAAGACCCTTCTTTTACCACATCTTGTGGTGAGTAGTTTATCGTCCTACCTTGGACGTCAGGGAATGGTGCGATAAATCTTGTCGCTTTATGTACCGCAGGGTCATATTTAATATACAACACACTAGACCACCCATAGGGGCCATGGTTATGTGGTGCGTGAAATTGTTGTTCTTTGTACTTTTGAAACCACATGTCAGCAATCATAGGATTCTGTATCTCAGATTCCTTGATAAACTCGTCTACTGTGGGTTGTAATATTTGTTTTAACTCTAGGTCAGCGTCCTTGAACTGTACACCATATGATGTAGAGACGTTACTCACATCGTAGGCATTCTCAAACTTCTGGGTGTCCATTACGTTGATGAGTTTTTTTCTGGCCTCTGGCCAGTTGTCGATTGTGTAATGAAATAAAGGTATTGAAAACATAAAGGTTCTCCTATCAATTAGTATATAGTCAAATAAAAAAGGGGGCATTACGCCCCCTCTTAATCCAGTAATGGAAAGTGAAACCTACATAAGGTTCGATACTTTTACCATTCTGTAATAGATGTTTGCTTGGTCTGTTCCTACGTCAGTTGCCTGAGCAGAACTTTCCGCAAATGGGTTTCTAATTAGACCATATCTAGTTTTGAAACCAATTTTTGGTTGGAAAGTAGATTCACCAACCGCACGTACCATTTGTAGTGGAACGTATGGGCAGTAGAACATACCAGCATCGTAAGGTGAAGTTCCTTTGTAACCTACTACAAAGTATTGAGCCGCTGTGTTGTTAGACGCATATGGATCAATGTATACTTTGTATCTACCGTTTAGAGTACCAGCAAAAGTATTACCAGTATCATCAACGTTAAGTGAGTTGTTAAGAGCAGGAGCGTAATCTAATACACCAGCCATCTGTAAAGCAGAAGCAACGTCAGAAGAACAGATAATGATATTACCTTTTCCACGTCTTGTTTCTTGTGCAATTACGTTAGCGTCTCTCTCAACTTGGAACATTAAGCCTTTGAACTTCTCTACTGACCATCTTCCGTTGGAATCAGTATCTAAGTCAAAAGTACCTGATGTAGTTGTATTTGTGTTAGCACCTTTTTTAGCCTTTTCGTAAATTGTTCTTACAACTTCTCTGTTGATTTCCGCAAGGATCTCAGCAGATAGGATGTTAGCCAATTCAGTTTCAGCGTCTAAACCGTGGATCGCTTTAAGGTCTTGAGCAAGTTCCATTGTGTATTCTGCTTTTAACTGTCTAGTTTTAGCAGTAACAGTAGACTTCTCAATACTGAAAGCCATCTCAGCGAAAGATGAACTTGCTTCAGCAGTTGCTGTTGCGATACCAGTACCAGCAGTAACTGAGGTAGTAGTGTCGTTCATCAATCCTGGATTTAGGGAAGAACTATGAGTACCAGTTCCAGAAAAGTCTGAATCTGCTTCATTGAATAGCGCTTCTGTGCCAGAGTTACTTGTAAATCTGCTCTTCATAGCGAAGATTAGACCAGTTGGACCAGTCATTGGTTGTACACCACAGATGTCGTATGCGATTAAGTTAGGCATTGCTCTTCTAACTAATGAGATTAGGATTGGATCCCAGTTTGCTACAGCACTGTCACCAGTTACGTTCGCAATCTCACCTAGAAACGCTTTGTCTTCTTTAGCCGCTTTTTCTTGGTTTTCCAAGATAACAGCAGTTACAGCCTTTTTGTAGGGATTATCAATTTTTGCTAAATCCGCATGTTCTAAGACTGGAGCCCACTTTTCTTGTAAGTTTTGTGAATTAAACATTTTGTTTATCTCTCCGTTTTATTATTGTTTATTGTAGATATCTCTACTTTGTCCCCTACTGATAGCAGCCGTATAGCGTGACATTGAATCGCTCAAGTCCACTACTGTGTTACCGTCATTAGAATCTTCGTTGATAGCGTCAACATTAGTTGCCGGTGCTTCTTTCTTCACGCCAAAGTAACTCTCTTTAATAGTATCAAGTTTCTTCTTGTAAGCGTCAGCGCCTTCAAAACTAATATCTTCAACTAATGATTTCATCTTTTCTTTCTCAGTATCAGCCATTCCGTCAACTGTGCTCTCAAAGATTTCGTCTTTAGTGAAACTATCGATAACTGTTTTATCTTCCACAGATTTTTCTACCAACTCATTAACTTTAGATTTCAAGTCTTCCAACTCTTTCTCTTTCGCTTCTAAGATGTCGTATTTTTCATCTGGGACATCAATGTAATGATCCTCGAATAATTGTTTTAGACCACCAATAAAGTCCTCAGCGATTTCTCCCTTGATTCCTTTTTCGATTGCTAATTCATTATCTGCCATCCATTGTTCAACAACATAGTTTAAGTAGTTGTCAACCTTAGTAGTTAACTCTTCCTTAACTGTCTCTTTCGCTTCTGTTAGTTCGTTAGCATATTCACCCTCTAATCTTTCGATTTCAGATTTTACTTTTGATTTAACAGCCGCTTCAAAGATTGTTGCCGCTTTAGTTTTAAACTCCTCTGATAAAGAATCATCTCCAGAAGTAAGTGCCGCAACATCAGCAGAAACGTCAATAGATTTTACTCTTTGATCCACTGCTTCTTTGTTTACAGTTTTACTTTCTTCTTTTTCTTCTTCGTCTTCTTTTTCATCGCCGTGCATAGCAGCCATGACTTTGTGATAAGAAGCAGCGATGTCAGATTTCTTCATTTTAGACATGTTATCATACATAGCCTGGATCATACCTGATTTAGTCTTAGGCATTTCCATGATTTCATCTTCATCTTCTTTTTCTTTATCGTCTTCCTTGTCGTTTTCTTTCTCGTCTTCGTCAGCTTCCTCTTTTACTTTTTGAGGTTTTTCTGCCGGAGCCGCACCTTTAGTAGGAGCACCAGAGTCTTTTTTCACTTTGTCGTCTGCTTTAGTCTGACCAGGTTTATCGTCTGGTTTTACTAATGCTGGACCAAGATCCTCATAGTCGCCGCCCTTCTGCATTGGGTCCGCTTTACCAGCGGATGCTTTTGGAGCGTCTGCGCCCTTAGGAGCCTCAGAAACGATTTCTTGTTCGTTTTTGTATTCTTCAGCCATTTTGTATATTCTCTCCTTATTTCGAAATAAAAATTTTGCGTATAACTATTTATCTTTTTGTTAATTTGTTCATAAAACTCTCAAAGGCATTCGCCTCTGCCCTAGCCTTACGTTGTCTAGTCTCACGCTCAATTTGTTCTTGTATTTCAGAAACATCTCGCTCTTTGATGATTCCGTTGTCCCAGATCCATTCTTTACCTTCCATTACGCCATTGACGAATGCTTGTGGTGCGGATGGATCCGCTACGATATCTGCGGCAGTTGCCAGGTAAAAATCACTTTTTACATAGTTCGTGCCACCCTTATTCTCCAAAGAGCCCATGCCTCTGGAAGAAACTCCTAATTGTGCGCCTTCGTCTATCAAGGACTTCACAATCTTACCATATGGTGTGTCTGTAATCTTCGCTTCGCCTATATAATTACCCTTGTTATCACCCTCTAATTTAGTTATTAAGTGTGATACTCTCTCCAGATTTACAGTTGGACCGTCAGGATGCCCTAGTTCTCCAAATGCTCTCTTTCTCTGGACAAATTCTTTATTATATCTGCCTACTTCCTTCTCTAATACTTCTTGTGGGTATACACGGCCATTTCTATTCTTAATGTTGGCTTGCATGAAGATACCCTTTATCTTATGAGACTTCTTACCATTATCTTCTTCGACAATGTATTCTGCCTCGTTGATTTCTTCTCTAATTAGTTTCATGGTGCGTATTTTCCCCTTTTGTTCTATTTATATTATCTGACCTCTAAAACGACGGAATAACTATCACCGTTCACAAAATTGTGAGTGGAGAACAAAATATCTCCTGTTGGTGTTGTCGCATTATTGGCTATCTGTATCGCTGGTGTTTGTAAGTCTATCGTGCCAGAACCACCTAGGAAGAGTGCCGTTGCGTTGGTATCACCTTCAAACAGTATCTCCACCGCCCCTTTGGGGTCAGTAGTGTTGATTGAATATATCACCCTCGCAATCTTGGTAGAGGTTGACAAGTGGTTCAAAGACGCACTTGTCATTTTCTCTACTAAACTCTCACCAGTACCATCTGACTTATTGGTGAACTTCATCACCGTCTTACTACCAGCAACGTCTGCTATAGTCTGTGATGTTACTGTGTCAGCCATTATCTTGTCTGTCCTGAAGCGTCATAACCTTTAGTCTTCTTAACCTCTAAGATGAACGTACCAGTCACCGCACTTGCGTTGGTAACCTTTATATCACCAGTCACGCCTGAACTCTCTGGGTTAGTTATCATTGGTTGTTTACCATGATACCCATACTCGCCACTACCGTGTACTGATATTGCGTGGTCATCTGATGTTGCGTCAAACAAGAATGCTAAATCACTTGTCGCTGCCGTTGTGTTCCACTTGATACTCTTAATATCTAACGTTGGGTTAGATGAGTGTCCTCTTAATGCGGATGCGTCCACAACTGATACAGCACTATTCGTATCGTTATTGATTTCGAACATTACCACGTGTCTAGTTTCACTATCCACTAATGTTCTTTTATTGACAACTGCCATTTTTACTCTCCTTTATATGGTTAGACCTGTTTCCTTTTCGAAATAGGTTTCTATGTCTTTTTGTTGTACCCTGTATTTCTTTGCCACGTCTCGTACAACCCTTGGAAACGTAGTCAAAACTTTTTGCGGTGTCTTCGCCATCATGCCAAATAAGTCATCAACCGCCTTCTTTACTTTAGGCGATAACTTACGATAGGCAGGTGAACGTTTATGTTCGTCCTTCTCCTTAATCGTCAATTTCAGTTGGCTCAACGTCAACATTACTTTCCTTATCCGCTTCTATTTCTTTATTGAGTAAAGTACCTGCGAGGTCTTTTCTCTTTGTGTCTAACTCGACACCAACTTTATCTGATAGTGACGCCTTGAAAGCCTTCTCTGCCTCAACGTTGTCACCTGTATCTAAAGCGTTAATCATGTTCTTTGTATCTTCAATACTCATTTAAAAGTCTCCATCTTGTTGCTGTGCGTTTGGATCTGCCAATACGCCCTGTTTAATTTCAGTCGCTATGTTTTCTCTCTCTTTTTCAATATCAGCGTCATTCATCTTTAATATATGTTTGTTAACATAGTCCATAGAATATACTGTGCCTATCATACCTGCGTCCTTCATAGTACGGAATATTTCCATCCTATCTTTGAACATCTCACTTTCTTTAATCTCAGCGAAATATCCATCCTGAACATAATCGTATTTGATAGTTTGTGATAGAGAGTTTTCCCAATCTTCGATAGTAACAACACCTTTGAGGATCAGTTGAGTTTTCAGTAGGTCGTGGAATAGACCGTTAAATCTATTTCTTAATCTACTGATAAACTTCGTAAATTTAATCTCGTCTCTATTTACCTCAGTTGATTTACCAAGTTGTAAACCACCCGCAGCCTCACTATCTAGTCTGCTGTATGGTACGTTTAGAGATTGATATAGTTTCTTCTGGAAGTATTTGATATCATCTATCTCACCAAGGTTTGATCCACCTGGTAGGGTCGTAATCTCTGTCCCTCTACCACCTTCTCGTCTTGGTAACCAGAAGTCTTCCAACATACTCATATACTGTCTATCGTCTCTAATCTCTCCTGTAGAGGCGTCATATACCAGTTTGTTTCTATATCTGTTCATCACATCTTTGAGGTATTGTTCTGCCTTCACTTTTGGTAGATTCCCTACATCGATGTAAAAAATTCTTCTTTCTGGTGCCCTTGATATTCTGTATATGACAACAGAATCCTCAATCATTCTTAACTGATTGACTGGTTTGATTGCCTTATGTAAGTATGATAGGACCATGTTTCTCTGTTGGTCTACTAATCCACTCACACAATGGGCGATTGCGTCTTTAGAAATCTTTAATCCAGTTGTCGCTGCCGCACCTGGTTGAACACCCTTCTCGTTGTAGATGAAAAATTCTTCGAACTCTACTGTGCCAGGTTTGTTTGGATCTTTTGGTGCGAAACTCTCGCCACCTGGTTTCTGTTTTGGTGCCCTTACTTTCTTAATCTTTCTTGGGTCGATATATCGTAACTCTGTGAGACCCGCTTTCGTGTTCTTTGGATCTATTATCTTATGATATACGATACGACCATCGACATACCATCGTCTGAATATGTCATGTCCCTTGTTTTCAAATTCCAATAATCTAATGACGTTCTTAAATTCTTCGTCAATTCTTTTCTTTACCTGAGATGAGAATGGTATGTTGTTTAGATTTAATCTCACCACCTCTTGTTTATCATCGACAACAACTGCCTCGTTGATGATATCCTCAATAGCCATATCACACTCTGGGTGTATGGAAACTTCTCTATATCTTCTTATTAAATCTGCTTCGTTATTTACTTTTCCTTCTTGGTCGAGGTACGTGCCAAAGTGGCCACCACCCATAATCGTCTGGACGCCATCGTCTGCCGTTGGTGCCGTGAACGATTGTGAAGTCGCCTTCCTGTCCGCTCGTTTAATGCTAAATCCAAATATCTCTGCCACTACATTTCTCCTTTTCAATATTTAGTGGGGCACTAAGGCCCCACTTTTATCATTACAACTTATGTTGTAGTATTAGATTCCCAGTATTGGTATCTCCAAGTACATTCAAAAGTTTCTAAAGTCGTTACTTGATCCATGTTTAAGTCAACTTGACCTATGATAGTTGGGAATAACCCTCTAAAAGTATAACTCTTAATAGTGTTACCGTTTCTATCTAGGTGGTCAACGAAAGCGTCAACTTGATAGTCGACTGGATTCGCAAGTCCTTCGTTATCTGAATGGTTGTTAATACCATTTGACCATCTCTCTATAGCATTTTTGATTGCGAAATCAGTATCGTTGATGATAGTAGTTGTCCAAGTTTGGAACGTTCTATCACCTGCCATATAAATTGGTCTACCACGGAAGTTTACAGTTAATTCCCCAATCTCACTTGACGGTAAGTTTGTTGCCGTACATAAGAAAGCCATGCTCTCTGTCTCGCCACCTACTGCCGCGAAGCCTGGGAAAGGCATTGTTACTTTAAACTGGTTTTGTCTTGCTCCACCACCTTTAAGTTTAGAAATAAAGTCTGATACGTTTGCCATGTTTTACTCCTATGCCCCTGCCACTTCACTAAACGCAACGCCCGTTCTGGTCGCTACAAAGTTTAGTTTGATGAAGTTGATTGAACGATTTGGTTTAACAAAAATGTCAGCCACAAATTCGTTTCTATCAATGATTTCACCCGTGTTGTTTGTTTCATCACACACTACTGAAAAGTCTGTGATACCTCTTCTACCTTGGATGTCCCTTAGGAAAGGTTCTGTTAGGTTTCTAAATTGTGCTCTTGTGAACTCATCATTGAACTCAAAGAGTTGGAATTTAGCAGCCGTTGAGATTGCCTTTTCAAGGACTAAGAATAATCGTCTTACGTTTATTCTATCGAAAGCACTAGGTTTTGATTGAGCAGTCTTATCACCAAACAAGACGGTGCCTTGTCCAGGGAATGTAACTACTGGGTTTACTCTTGCTTTATATAGTTCGTCACGCTGAGTCTGGTTAGGGTCGAATGCCAACTTAACCGCACCTCTAATCTGCCCTCTACTGAAACCAGCAGGTGAGAAGAATGGGTCCGCTACGTTGTCTGTTCTCGCACATAATCCAGCGATATCACCACATAGTGGCACAAATCTATATACGTCATTGTATTTGTCGTACATGTACTTATAACCACTGTCGATGACAGCGTATGATGAACTTGATAGACCATCAGCAAAAGCCTTGACATTGGAAGTAGCAACGATTGCGTTGTCAACGTTTACAACATCTGCTCTCGCAGGTGAAATAAATGCCACACAATCTTTACGTCCTTCAGCGATATCAATTACCTTTGTTGCGTGTGTGTCTCCTGTAGCATCAGCCGCAGTAGCACCACCACCTTGAGATGGTCCGCCTATAAGTAAGTTTACCTCTTCCGTTTCAGCATCGCCAAATTTATCATATGCCAATGCCATCTCGCCAAGAGTTGGTTCGTTATCAGTTGTTCCACCAGATAGACTAGAACTAAAGATAGTCTGGTCTGCCGCACCCTGTTGGTCAAAAGTTTGTCCAAGTTTTGCTGAACCCGCATTTGCCAGTGTACTCTCATGGTCTAACCAATAGATGTATTTACTATTCTCATATAGGTAATCAACATAGTATATTGATCCACCCTGCGCTGACTTAGCGTCAGAAGCCTGAGATAGTCCTTCATGTGTTTCTAATATTGTACCAGCAGTACCTGTGATACCACCATCTTCGTCAACAACCGCGATGTGTAATTCATCTAATGAACCACCTGCGTTTGAAACGTCATCAGTAGTTGAAGGCGCTTGAGAGAAGTTGAAATAATATTCCCAATATCTTCTCACTTTTGCGTCATCTACTACCGCATGTCTCAGACCACCATCAGATGTGACACCCGTTGAGGAATCAAATCTTTTGATTGTTAAAACATGTGTTGATATTCCAGTTATCTTGTAATAGAATCCAGAAGGTGCGCCCGCTGTAGCAGGTATAGCACTTGTGTCTCCAAATTCAATTATATCTCCTACTTGGAACTGTGTACCGTCATCAACTGTAACAGTTGTTGCCCCTATTGCTTTCGCGCCATTGACGAGTATACCGCCACCTAAGTCCGGGCCAAATGCCGTAGAGTTTGTACACATAGATACTTTTAGATTGTTGCCTAGAGTCCCTGCTTCCCTTGCTCCCCAAGAGCCGTTAGAAGCCGCACCGCCGGCATAGTTATTTAAGTAATGAGTTGTATTCTTAATCTGTAACCCGTTGCCACTTGAAGTCGCATTTAGGTTGCCAGTTGTTGCTCTCACTACCTTTAAGGCATTTCCGTATTGTAAAAAGTTGGTTGCACTAAAAAAATATTCGAAGTTGGAAGCAGTTGGTTTCCCAAATATTTCCACATATTCGTCTTCACTAGAGATAAGAACTACCTCATCCATTGGCCCTTTCTCAGCAATAACACCAATAGCACCAATCGAAGTTGATACTGCCGGGATTACATTTGTGAGATCCTTTTCAGTTACGTTCACACCTGGTGATACTAAAAAAGCCATCTTGTTTCTCCTTAAAATTAAACGTTTAGTTTCTTACTTCTATTTATAAAATACGTTATTTACCGTCTCTTACCACAGGGTTCCACACTTGACCGTATGGATCTGTATAACTCTCTGTCTCTGGACCATCTATGCCATTATCCACGAATCCAAATGGTGCCATGTCCTGTTCCATGAGGTGTGATTGTTCATCTACCAATCGTGCCCGTATATCTTGGTCAGTTAATTCTTTGAAGTATGTCTGGTTAGATAACCATGCGAACATGACCAGACAGGTGACTAAATCGTCAGTAGAACCTTCCTCAGCCTCGAACTTCTCTTTACCTTTCGCCACATATGTCGATAACTCAGCGATGATATCGAAATCATGTATGATATATTTGTCTGTCTCTATCATCGTCTTTAGGTTAGAACACCCTATCTTCTTTGTCGCCTTCGTGGTTCTCAGCCCTAGTTGAGATTGTTTGCCACTGAAACCTGTTCCCGCAATCTGACCACTACGACCTCGTTGATTGACCATGATGAGGTTATCATATTCTAAATCGAACTGTAACGTATCTGCCACCTGACCACCAATATCGTTGACCTCGACCAATATCTCTGCCGTGTTGTAACTCATCGCCACTTTGTGTATAATCTGTGGGAATAACATTGGTCGTATCTCATTATCTCTGAACTTGCCTATCACCTTGTATGGTATCTGTGTTGCGTCTGTGATGACGAAGGCACTATAATCATTGACCGTACCACGTGCCACATCGACGGTAATCACGTACCTGTGACCTTTTATGGGCATTTCGTATATATCTAGCCCAGCATTACTTTGTATCGTCTGGTTGTGCGTTAATACTCTTAATTTCGATGAATTTATGAGGGTATCTACACTACCTAGGAACTCACAATCAAACTCCGTTCGAAACTGTTGTTCACTCGTATTCCTTATCGTCTCTGCTTTCCACTTCTCATCTCTACCTGGTACCTCTGACCAGTGAACCTCGATTGGCACATAACTGTTTCTCTTATTCTGTGCGTCATTCCATAACTTGTAAAACATGTTCATACCATGTGGTGTGGACACAATCATAACCTTTGATGATTTACCAGAAGATATCGTAGGATAAACTGAACTGAAAAATTGTTCAGCGATATTATTAGGGACATAGGCAAACTCGTCCAAGAATATGACGTTGTATGAACCACCACGTACAGCACTCGATGATGTTGCCGCGGCAAGTATTCTACTACCATTCTCCAACTCTAAACTACCCTTGTTCCAGTTGATGACACCCTGTTGTAACCACTTTGGTAAATTCTCATATGCCAATTGTAATCGACCTAGTAGATCCCTGGCGATAGCAGCCTTGTTCGCAAGTATGGCGATGTTGACATTCGCATTGAATATAGCGTAGTGTAATAGATAAGATATTATCGTGGTAGATTTACCAGTCTGTCTAGGTAACTTACATATACTAAAACGATTATTGTGGAATGTATCAACCATCTCTTTCTGAAAGTTGTACATCTTAAATTTTTGTAGACCGTGGTCTAGCGTGACTATCTGAATATAGTTAGAGATGAAGTAAACAGGATTTTCTTGGCACTTTATAAATTCTTCTACCTGTTTCTTTGTGAACTTAACTTTTTGGTTTGCCGCTTTGAGATTGGGGTTACCAAGATATGTTTTATTTTCCATTTTTCTTTATCAGTTTTTGTAATTCAGCGGTAGAACCAACGAATAGGTTGTTCTCTACTTTACTGGGCCCTTTCTGTGTCTCCTCACCCAACTTCTTCATCTTCTCTTGTTGTTGTAATAATTTTTCTGATACCTCACTTACTGTTTTGATGAGTTGTCCTGCGACCTCGTATGTTCGTGGGTGTTCAGTCTCTTTCGCAAGTTGTAAGATACCATCTAGGGCATCCTGCCCTCGCTCTACCAGATTATATAAATTCTCCCGACTATACTTGTAGTCGTTCATTATATCCTCTTGTTCTTTAGGGCGAGGTATCGCTGGTGTTTTCTCCTCAACTTCAACTTTAGGTGTTATGTCTAAAATCTCGTTGAGTTTATCCTCAACTTTTTTCATTAGGAATCTTTATCTGTGCCAGAAACTGGATCGTATTCGTCAGCGTCCTGGAAGAAAGAGTGTTCTTCATTGAAACCAAAGTTATCGTCAGCGTCTGCCGTCGTAGGATTTGGTGTAACCACAAGTCTCTGTTCTCTCTTAGGTGAGTTAACAGGTGTATCTGTGTATTGATCCACTTGAACTCTCTTAATGATTTTCTGAGAAGTCACAGGTCCATATAGATACATCTTCGCTGTGAAATTCATCGTGTACATGATAACTCGTCTCTCTGTGAAGTTACCATCATAGGTATCTTCATATGATACATCATTCAATACGATTGGTACATCTCTCACAATCTCCATTGTTGGTAGTACGTTTAGACTAATCGTATAGTCTGGTTGAAACATTGGTAGTATCTGTTCGACAATCTGTAAGGCATCCTCACTATTCTTCGCCATAGCGAATAGACTGAAACCTACATTGTATGGTACAGGCATGTAACTATGTTGTAGTGACTTAGCGTCTGCCCCTTTCACCTTCTTAAACTTTTGTATCCTGTTTAACTTTCTTGGTGCGTCATATGTGAGTGTGGTCATCTCAAAACCAACACGTGGTAAAGTCAATGCGGTCGTCTTTACGTTATCCGCACCCCTCGTACTATCTTGGTCTAGTCTAACTAAAAATTTTTGTTTTGGTCCGTACGCTAGTGGTACTTTCATCTTTTGTATTGTTTTACCTGTAGAGTTCTTTCGATAAACGTACATGTCGTTAAACAGCGTACCAAACGCAACGACCGTCTTTCTTATCAACTCATGGTATTGGGCATCCTTAAACATTATTTACTCCTTGGGTCTCCAAATGGGTTATTTTCTGTGAAATCAAATATATCGTTCTCAGTATCAAAGTCATCTAACCCTGCCGCCGTGTCAAATGCCAAGTTATCACTATCGACACTATCTGAAGCCAAGTTACTTGTTAGATTATCCTCAAGTATTATATATTCAACGAAGTTAGGGTCATCTTCCAAGATGATATTATCAGCGTCCGTCTCATCAACGATTGTATCACCTGCCTCTGATAGGAGAGCAGATACATCGCCAGCGATATTCTCTGATAATAGGGAACCAGAACTTGTCGTGCCAGATTCCAGAGTGATTTGATTTTCTAATAAGTCTAATGTGACGTTATCAAGTTTCTCATCTATCTCTGTTAATCCAGTCTCAACACTCTCTGAACTGTAATCCCATGTAGAACATTTTAGTTTGAAGATAGGCAAGTCAGAAATCTGATACATTGGATCCTCGTCTTCAACGAAGTCAACTTGCCAAAACTTTTTGAAAAGAGGCATGTATATAACATCACCCTCTTTTGGTCTATTAAATGTAAGTGTGTTTGATGGTTGGTCAACCAGTAATTCAAAAGTACGTCTCGCAACAACGAAGGTTAGTTCGTCTCGCATATCTAAACCAAACTTACCAATCAGGTCTCCCTGACCAGCAAAACCATTTACCTCTTCAACGTACATCTCAATCATGTACTCGTCAGTAAACTTATCAGTTGTATTACCTAGGACACCGTCAGTATATAGATTTTCTCTAGGCATATAATGAACATCATGTCCATATATTTTGAGTTGTTCTATAATTAAATCTTCGTAAAGATTTTTCTCTGCCCTGGTCCCATGTGCGAAGTATGTACTTCTCATATTAACCTATCATGTATTGCGGTGGTAACTCGTAAGATAATTGTATCTGTTCTTCTAACTTCGTTATTTCTTCCTGTGCCTGTGTGTATAGTTGTTCGCCATTAAGTTGAACACCACCCAACATCGCAACACCTTGAAACTTGATTAAGTTAGCACCCCATTGTCTCTTAATTAATTGTATGAGGTATTTCTTTAAAAAGATATCGTCAAATACGTCCGTGAAAGTTGAACCATCTAGTTTTCTATAACACTCTATGATTAAGAAATCACCTGCGTCAACATCATTATCCCAATCCATGTCGATGTATAATCTGTTCTTGTGCATGTTGTATCTGACAGGTTTCTCACCAACCAATATGTGGTCTAACATATCTAAATGTCTCAACGTCATATCGTAGTGTATTATAGATGTAGATGAGAAGTCGTATAGGTCATTCAATCTCAGTTGATATCTCACATCAAATAAATTCAATGCGGCTCTGTCTGAGAATGGGTATACTTGGATAACGGACATTACGTTTGAGGGCATAGGAATATAATTCTTACCTTCTTTAAATGAAGCCGTAACCGTGCTGTCTGCTGTGTCTGTTACAGTTGAGAGGGTCTCGTTCGTCCTCGCTCTAGTCTTATCGTCCGCTGAGACTTGATACTTGAGGTACATTCTCTCTGTACCATCATAGTGATACTGTGCGAAATATTGTAACGCCTCGTCAATACGGTCCTCTACCTGGTCATCTTCAACGTTAATCTCAATGACTGGTTTGCCTAATGCTCTGAGGCAATATTGTTTAAGGGTCTCTCTTGTAGTAATCGGGTTATTCTGTGCCATGTTATAGTCCTTATGAGACTATTTATAATGGTTTTAATATCTAACTACTACCCTATCGCCAGAAGCAGGTGCCGCGTCTAGTGTGATGGTCGAACCAGAGTATGTGAAATCCTCTGTTGGTTCTTGCATTACACCGTTAATCGTCACAAAGAACTGGTCAACATCATATCCTGATCCTACTGTGATAGTAGTTGTTGAACCATCCCCATCTAATGTCGCCTTATTCGCATAAGAAGCCACTTTAAATGTCTCGTTAGGGAATGTTATCGTTCTATCTGCCGTTGGATCTGTTACTGTTAGAGTTGTTTCGAAAGAGTTATTTGAAGCACCCTCGAATACTATCGTACCATCTTCCGTGATATTGACACCATCAAATGTCGAAGCACC